AATGGCGAAAGACGTATTTCTCAACGCCGTCGAGCATCACGCACGAGGCTTACACCTTCTGGACTGGCGAGCACTACAACAGGGGGCGCGCAAAGGCCGATCACATTCACCTGGACGTGACGCACTCCGCACTCGCTCGCGGCCGGCTTTGCGAGGATCGCCAGTTTCGCCAGATCGTGACGGTCGAGGATGCCGTCGCCGGCGGTTGCGACTTGTTCGATATCGACGAGCTGCGGCTTGAATACAGCGCGCAGGAATTCGCGAATCTCTTGATGTGTCAGTTTATCGACGACACAGCGTCGCTTTTCCCGCTCGTCGAGCTGCAACGCTGCATGGTCGACTCGTGGGAAGAATGGGCCGACGATTTCAAGCCGCTCGCGCCCCGCCCTTTCGGCCATCGGCCGGTATGGGTCGGCTATGACCCTGCACTATCCGGCGACTCGGCCGGCCTTGTCGTCGTCGCTCCGCCGGCGGTGCCGGGTGGCAAGTTTCGCGTTCTGCACAAACAGCAGTTTCGCGGCATGGATTTCGAGGCTCAGGCCGAGGCGATCCACGCGATCACACAGCAATACAACGTCGAATACATGTCGATCGATACGACCGGCATCGGCCAGGGCGTTTACCAGCTCGTCAAACAGTTCTATCCGGGCGCGGTCGCGCTCAACTACTCGCCGGAAATCAAAGGCCGGCTCGTGCTGAAAGGCTTGTCGGTCATCAGCAAGGGCAGGCTCGAATTCGATGCGGGGTGGACAGACCTAGCGCAATCGTTCATGGCGATTCGTAAAACCATGACGGCGAGCGGTCGAAAGGTGACATACGAGGCGAGCCGCAGCGAAGAAACAGGGCATGCCGATCTAGCTTGGGCGTGCCTGCATGCGCTTGATAACGAGCCGCTAGAGGGCGTGACCGCCAACAATACCAGCATCATGGAGTTTTCTTAATGAGCAAGCGCAAGCGCAGCACTTACGCATCGAGCACGACGCCGGCGGCCACGTCGACGCCGGCAAGGGCCGAGGCATTCACGTTCGACGATCCAGTGCCGGTAATGGACCGGGCCGAGATTCTTGATTATGTGCAGGCCTACGCGGTCGGCGGTTGGTATGAGCCGCCGGTGTCGTGGTCGGGTCTCGCAAAGACGTTTCGCGCCGGCGTACATCACGGCTCGGCGATTTACTTTAAACGCAACGTTCTTTCGTCGACGTTCATTCCTCACAAGTTGCTCACGCGCGAGGAATTCGACAAGTGGTCGCTCGATTTCCTCACGTTCGGAAACGGCTATGTGGAGCGGCAAAAGAGCCGGATTAACACGACGATCGGATTCAAACGCGCGCCGGGTAAGTACGTGCGGCGCCGAACCGATTTGCAACGCTTCGTGCAGCTCAACGGCTGGCAACAGGTCGAATACGAGTTCGAGCCGGGTTCAGTGCATCACTTGATGGAACCGGACATTAATCAGGAAGTGTATGGCTTGCCCGAATACCTCGGCGCGTTGCACTCGGCATGGTTGAACGAGTCGGCGACGCTCTTTCGCCGCAAGTATTACGAAAATGGTTCGCACGCCGGTTTCATCCTGTACATGACCGATGCGGCGCAGAGTCAAAGCGATGTCGACAAGATGCGCGAGGCGTTGAAAAACAGTAAGGGACCGGGGAATTTCCGAAACCTTTTCATGTACGCGCCGGCCGGCAAGAAAGACGGCATACAGCTCATTCCCGTTTCAGAGGTCACGGCGAAAGACGAGTTTTTCAACATCAAGAATGTCACGCGCGACGACTTGCTCGCGGCGCATCGCATTCCGCCTCAGCTCATGGGGATCGTGCCGAGCAATACCGGCGGGTTTGGCGCGGCCGACACGGCCGCCGAGGTGTTCGGTGCGAACGAAATCGCGCCCCTGCAACGGCGTTTCACACAGCTCAATGATTGGATCGGCGACGAGGTTGTGCGCTTCACGCCGTACAGCATTGGCAGCTCGTCAGGAAGCCCGCAGCGGGGCCGGTGAGCGCCGGCCGCCCTTCTCCCTCGGTCGACAAAAAGAAAGCCAAGCGCCGCGTTTTGCGGGGCTTGGCTTTTTGTTCGTTGTGTTGCGACTTTACGGCAGCTCTAACTCACCTTGATCGGGCGGATCAATCGGTTCGTTGCCGATTAGAACCCGTTCGTTTTCCTGCAACACGGGCACGCTCTTAAGCGGGGGCAAGTCGTCGAGCTTCTTGCCTTGCTCATTCTCAAACGCAACGATATCGGCGTTGAAGTGAGCGAATCGTGCGCCGCGTACACCTTGCCACGCAACGCGCGTATTGACGCGATACACCACAGCGCCGCCTACCTTCACGGTTTCGATAAAGTTGCCATTTTCGAGCACGCCGATTGCGGTGTTGATCGAGCGCCGCGTAACGCCGAGTTCTTCAGCGATCGCCGCTTGACTAACCACAAGCGCATTTGACCGGCTCATGCGATTGACCATAAACATCAGCGTGCCCATTGCTACAGGCGACTTGATCGCCAGCTTTTGCAGCTCGCCGGCGGTTTTCTTTTCGATTTGCAACCAGCCGAACGTATTCGGGCGATCATCTGGAGTCATAGGAACGGCAGCGGTAACCATTGGAATTTCGTTTCGCAAGGTAGGAAACCGTAAAGTAACACAATGTAACGCCGGCGGGAAGGTAGGAAACTCGATTCACTCACGAGTGAAGCATCGTTCACTGTGCCGGGGTTGAGGGGTGTGCACCAAGATTCTCAGGGGTGAGAAATAAGGTTCTCACCTTTCAATCACTGAAACCCTTGCCGCACGGGTCTTTCGGCGGTTTTTGGCGCGACAAGCTCTTTATGTAATTTTAGGTGCCTTCGTTGACCGACAGCGCCGAACCATTGCCGGCGGGTTTGACTTTGATTTTCTATCTCAATGGGACAAGCGAAGCGCGTCAGGGCGTAGCCAAAGGCCGCAAGGGTTCCCTGTGGGTAACGTGGTGCAACTCGCATGGCGAGTTGTGCCGGGTTATCCATAGGGATGCGGGTGAACCACTAACCTATCACGACCATAACCGACCGCGAGCGAAGCGTCGCGGCCGGTTTTAACCCCACCCTTCCGCGCTTACGCGCTCCCTCCCGTGAGGGTCACAAGTGCGCGCTTCGCGCGTCACTTGACGATTAGACCCAATCCAGACGAACGAAGCCGCGCACGTTGGCGCGGCCGTGGTGCTCTACCCTCGGCAGCTCACGCGCAGCTCGGCGAGCTGCACACGGCTCACTCAACAAACCATCGAACAGCAACGGCACATAGGGCTATGGCCTAACCGTTCGGCGCGGCAAGCCGCACCAAACGCTAAGGCCGACATAAATCGCGCCCGCCGCGTCGCTTCGCGCCACGTCGCCCGCTCAAGTCGGATCGCGTGCGATCCATGCCGATGCACCTGTGATGCACACACGCCGAATGTTCAGCAATGAGGGGGGTGATCCTAGCCGTCGCTTCTCTCGCTCGGCTCGCGAGGTGTCGACGCCGTGAAGTGCCGATACAGGATGCGATAGTTGTCGAGCCGAGGCGGTGCCGCCTGCGTGCGTTCGCAGTAGCGCCAAACGGCTACGCATGCGAAATACTCGGCCGCGTGCCTGGACAAACCGCCGTCATATTCCATGATCGCCGCGCGCTCGGCGTACAGCTCGCGGGCGTCCGTGTCGTCGTCCGTTTCCATAGCTCGAGCATACCTGTATATCCATACAGTGTGGGGCCGCCCTTCTGCGGGCTCCACGGTCGGCCGGCGTATGCCGGGCTTGCCGGGCCGCTTGCAGGGCCGCCAAGGGGCCGCCGAGCGGTCGGCAGGGGGTCGGCGAGGCCGAGGCGGCCGGCCGCCCTATCGGCCCGCATTTACCGGGCTTTCTCGCCCAAATTTCGCAGTCACCCCTCCGCGCCTGCGATCTTCTTGGGTCTCCCCTTTTCTTGCAGTACGCCGCCGGCGGGCCTAGCCCCTTGCCGCAAGCCTTTCGCGGCGATTTTGGTGCCGATCGCGTGATGCGCTTTGATGCGCGTGAGCGGCGTTTTGATGCGATCGCGGGGCCGGGTAAAACGACGACGAAGAAAAGAGCGAGCTTTCCGTCGCAAATCGGGGGGTAGGGGAGTTTTTCACGAGGATGCGAGGATGCCGAGGGGATCGGCCTGAGACCCTTGTCGCATAAGGATTTGGCGTCCCTCGGCAATCCTCGGAACAGCCCTTTTTCACATGAGGAATCCGAGGATTAAAAAATAGGCAGGTGCAAAAACCAAGTGAATCCGGGTCGAGGTCTGAGTGCGCGCGCTTTTCCCTTCTATGCCTTCTTCTTCTTTCTTTTCAATGAATTAAAGAGAGAGAGAGTAAAGCGCGGCCGAAACGGTGCCGAGGGAAAACGCGAGGCGGCCGAGGAAAAAACGGGGTCGGTCGAGGATGCTGTTTTCTCAACAATCAATGACTTAGCTTGAAAAGTGGTCGAAATCCTCGGGTTTATGGACATGCCTGTGCCGACTTGAAAAGCGGCGCGCCGATCGCCGGCCGGCCGCTCGATCGCCGGCTTTCCGGCGGCCGTCGACGAGCTGCGCGCGGTCGGGATCTAGGCGGCCAGCGCCGGCGGCCGAGCATCGAGGCGCACGTCGACGAGCTGGCGGCCGACGCGCCTCGCGCAGCTCGATCGAGAGCGGGCCGCCCGCCCTTCCCTACTCGGCCGCCCGGTCGACGCGGGCGCGTGACGCCTGCGCGCACGGCGATCGCGGCCGCCCTACCCCGCCGACCGTCGACCGAGTTGATATTGTGTTGATATCAAGTTACAAGCAACATATAATCGGTATCTAGTTGGTATCGTGTTTATGGCAAGTTGATATCAACCATATATCAAAGTAATACAAACTTGATTGGAGCCAAAAAGATGATATTTACGGTCGGCAACACGAAGGGCGGGGTGGGAAAATCGACGATCGCGGTGCAGCTCGCGCTAGGGTTGGCGCATGACGGTTCTCGCGTGTGGCTCGTCGACGGCGATCGCCAGAAAACCGCAATTGGCGCGATCACTGCGCGGGCAGAGAGCGGCCGGCAAATGATCGCGGCGTCGGCATACGACGACGGGCCGACCCTACGCGCTCAGGTGAATCAGCAGCGCGGCGCATACGATCACATCGTCATCGATGCCGGCGGCCGAGATTCGACCGCCTTGCGTGCCGCACTCACAGTTAGCGAGCTGGTGCTCATCCCGTTTGCGCCGCGCTCGTTTGATGTGTGGGCGTTGCAGGATATGTCCGACTTGGTGAAAGAGTCGCGCTCGGTTGCCGATCTTCAGGCGTTGGCGTTCGTGAACAAGGCCGATTCGCAAGGCTCGGAGAATCGCGAGGCCGCCGAGGCATTGGCCGACTATCCGGCGCTTGCCTTGCTTGATGTGCTCGTGCGCAATCGCAAGGTGTTCGCCGACGCAAGCGGGGCGGGGTTGCACGTCGAGGAAATGAAACGTCGAAACACGATTGCGTGCGCCGAGATTGACCGGCTGAAATCCGCCGTGCTCAACATCGCCGCAATGTCGAGTTAATATCAAGTCAATATCGAGTTAATAGCAAAGGGGTATCAAATGGCACTCACGAAACGGCCGGCGATCGATTCGAGCAAGGCCGACGCGTTCATATCCGGGGCGCCGGATGCGAAAGGGCAGGGGGCCGCGCCGGTTGCGCCGGCCGCAGCTCCGACGCCCGCGAAGCCGGCGCGCGTCGTCGCGACGAGCGCGCGAAAGCATCCGATCAGTTTGACCATTGACGCGGCGATTCTGGCTCGCATGGATGAGGCGGCCGCCGCGCGAGGTCTAAGTCGCGCGGCCGCGATCGCCGACGCTTGCGCCGATTGGCTCAAAAGCAAAGAGGGGGCGTAATGACAGGGCCGGGTGAGGTCGAGCGCTTGGCTCGGTTGGCGTTGCATGCAATCCGGCCACGCTTTGAAATATGGGCCGTCGATCATGGGTTCAGCATCGAGCCATTCGACAAGGGCAATCCAGAATCGAAATACAAGTCGTTTGTGACGCAAGCGGCTTTTGAGGGTTGGGTCGGCGCGATGTTCGATCAAGCGAGCGGCGACAAGTGAGGGCCGTCGCCGCCACTCTGGCGTAGGGCGAAAAAAAGGCCGCACGAGGCGGCCAAAGGTCAGGCAGGGGGTATTCAGTGGGCCGCCGGCGCGAGAGCGTCAGCGGCCTTTTTCATGGGCTTGTCGTCGTGTCGCCGGCGCGCAGCTCGCGCGGCTCGTATCGGTGCCGCTCCCACTCGGCACGCAATACGCGCTCAACACGTTCGCGCTCGCGCTCGTTCGCACGCTCGGCCGCGACGATAAGCGCGGCGAGAATCGGCACGGCGATCGGATAGAGTGCGATCGCGCCGAGCCGGCCGACGATCGCGCAGACCGCAAGGGCCAGCTCGCCGGCGTGCTCGCCGAGCGCTCGCCATAGTCCGCGGTCGATCAGCGACACGGGAACAAACAGGGCCGTCTTTTTCAATGCCTCGCGGTATGTCATGCGGTGCCCCGGTTGCGGGTGTCGGTCAGGTTCGGCAGCACATAGCGTTCGATCAGCATCGCAGCGGCATCGCGCGGCAGTGCGGACCATACCGAAACGCGCGTGTGCGGGTGCGTTACTTTCCACATCAGGCCGCCGGGGCCGCGCAGATATTTCGCGTGGGGTTTTCGGGTCTGCATCGTTTCTCCTTTCTCGGTCGATCAGCGGGCCGCACAAGCGGCCGGAATGGGTAAGGCAAGGGGTAGGGTGGGGCGGCCGGCCAGCGCCGCGCCGGCCGCCGTCTCATTTGGTCCGGTGTCGTGCATCACGCCAGGCGATAAAGTTGCGGCGCAAGATGGTGTGAAAGCGTCGCTCGGCTTCTTTGTTGGTTGCCAGCTCGGCGCGCGATTCGACTTCGCAGACGTAGCGGATAAATTGCGCGGCTTCGGCGACGGTCACGGTTTCCGTGATGGTCGTGAAGGTCGTAACCCATTCCCTGAAAACGCGGTCATTCGGCAGCATGCCGGCGAGTTGTGCGGTGTCGATAGCCATGCCGTGCGCCTTAGTTTTCGTGTACGTGGTTCAGATTGCGAGCGACGGACAGGCCATAACCGGCGAGGCGTTTGAGCGATAGCGGTGTGAGGTGTTGCACGCGCTTTTGATGAATGGTCCGCTCGATTTCCTTGTCGCCGACAGCGACGCCGGCCGACAGTAGTTGACGGCGGAACACGGCCGGCGTTTTGACGGGCAGCGCGTTCCACTTCTCGCGCAGACTGTTCGAGCCGGCAATGTGATCCATGATGTGAGCCGGGCGCACGAGCAAGCAATCTTCGCCTTCAACGTCATCGAATTTATACGGGTGCTTGAACGCGCCCGAATCAATCTCCGAGAGAGCCGTTTCGAGAATCCAGACCCACGGCGAGCGATCGGCGCTCGTCTCGGCGACGTGGCGATTCATTTCGGCGAGCAAGTCGTTTCCAAAGTCGCCGGCGTTGGTCGGCATGCCGGCGAAGTCGCACAGATAGCCCCATGCGAGCAGCAGCGCGGCATAGTTCGAGGCCATACGCTTACCGCCTTCATCGTCGCCGCTTCCGCAGCTCTTTTTGAGGCAGTACGCGCGCAGTTCTTCGTACTTGTCGAGCACGGTGTCGCGGTCCAGCTCGGCGAGGTATTGAAGCCATTGACGCACGGGAAAGCGCGGCAGATCGCGCGGCAACATCGGGCCTTTCTTGCCGGTGAGGTTGGTGCGCACGAGCTTGCCGTGCAGCGATCGCACGGGCACATCTTCGCCGGCGAGCAGCACGGGCGCAGAGAGCACATATTCGGTCATTTCCGAGCCGCGTTTCGTGATCGTGTATTGGTAGTTCTCTTGCAGCAGGCCGACCGCCTTATCGATCACGTCTTGCTTGCGTGCGCTCAGTTCTTCCCATCCTACCGGGTGCGACGTGTGGCTAATGCTCGTGAGCAAACGGAATTCGGTTTGCAGCGATTGACCCGAAAACATCGTGAAACCGATCGTGCGTTCGAGCGCCTTGATAAGCGTCGACTTACCGGCGCTCTTGTCGGCTTGCATCATCATGTGCGGCCAGAAGCCGAGCAGGGCTTTAAGGTGCCCGCCGAGTCCCCAAACCAGCGCGAGAGCCGCCGCGTTGTCTTTGAACGTCTCCTGATACTTGCCGAGCACGCGGGCCGCCTCAGAGCGCGCGCCGCTAGGAAAGGTGAGGTTGTGATACGGGCATTGCTGTTCGGCGTTCGTGAAATAGCAGTCGGGGCCTTCATTGACGACGAGCCGGCCGTCGCGCCATGCGAGGCCGACATAGTTCGCGGCCTTGCGTGCGCCGAGGTGTGCCGTGCGTTCGAGAATCGTCACCATGCGCGAAAAACGTTTCGGCTCCCAGATCGGGCCGAACTGATTCCAAACCGTGAGGTTGTGAATCTGCTTGTCGAGCAAAACAGCGCGTGTGAGGTCCGCGCCGTGTCGCGGTGTCTGCACAGTGACGGCGAAATAGACGGTGGGCGAGTTGTCGGGATCGCCCGTCATGGTCGACGACGCGCTCGCCACAGAGACACGGCTAAACGAGGCGACGCGAAAGCCGGCGAGGTCGATATGCGTCGGCGCATCTTCTTCGGTTTCGCCGGCCTTGGCGATGTAGGTCGAGAAATCGAGCCGTGAGCGGAAACGCCAGTATTGCGCGAAGTCGTGCGAGGGCAGGAACACGCGCGGTTTTCCTTTCCGGGTCGTGTCGCCGGCCATGCCGGGGATAAGCCATTGCTCGTAAGTGTCGAGCGCCTTGCGCAGCTCGTCGGGGCCGCGCAGTTGCAGGTAGTCATTTACATCGTTGATCGACTCGGCCTTGTTCGAGCCGTCCGCAAGGTCTTTCACCCATTCGGATTGATCGACGAGGATGCACGCAATGTTGAGCGCGGTTAGGCGTTCGTATAGCTTGCACGCGGCATCTGGGCCGGGGCGCTCGCCGGCGCGTGGTTTGCCTTCAGCGATTGGCTCGTCGTTGTCCAGGCAGATCACAACCTGTTTGCCGCGCAAAAACGTGAAATCGATGTTGTCGACGTTGCCAATGCCGCGCAGCGCATAGGCGGCCGTGCCGGGGATATTGAGCGAGTCAACAGACAGCGCATTGATTGCGCTTTCAACGATCACGACACGGGGCGCGGCGAGCAGCTTGCGCGGGTCAGCGGTCCAGCCGTGCCCGTCTTTCTCGCCTTGCGTCTGCGTCTTGACGTTGCCGTTAATGGCCGGGTCGAAATAACGCATGTCAGCCGCGACGAGCTGCGAAGCGTTAAGGGTATGCACGAGGAACACGACAGCCGGGCCGCCGTGGCCGACTTCGCCGGCCGGCCGCTTCGGGCTTGTCCAGTCGTTATAGCCGGCCGTCTTGCACTTGAACGCCCGATCGATCGCGGCGTCGGCTATGCCGCGCCCCTTGAGATAGTCGCGCGCTTTCTCGCGCAGCTCGATCGAGCGCTCGGCGATGTAATCGACGGCCGTTTTCGGCCGCGCCTCGGCGGGCTTGTCGACGCGATCAAACGGAATGCCGAACGCTTCGTGCAGATACTTCATTGCCTCGGAAACATCGCACCCTTGCACATACATCACCAGATCGATACAGGAACCGCCCTTGCCGGTCGAGTGGTCTTTCCAGCCGGTGCCATTTTCAGGCAGTGCGGGAAAAATCGACAGCGAGGGGATTTTGTCGGTCGTGTGCGGCGAGTGGTAATTCGCCTTATCGCCGCCTTTCCCTTTCTTGATGCCGAGCCGATCGGCGAGGTCGTGCAAGTCAATCCGGCGCTTGAGTTCTTCAATCGAGGCCATGTTTTTATGTATCGCGGGCGTGAGTTGTCCCGGCCGCAGCTCGTCAAGCGCGGCTCAGGAATGATTTATCGGGGAGTTGGTTTAACGCGTGTGAGCGGGATCGCCGAGGCCGTTCGCGAGCATGTCGCGCGCGCTCGGCACGGGCGCGCTAGACAGTGCCGGCGTCTTAACAAGCTCCATCAGCTCGGCGACCGTGAAAACACGCAGGCGGCCGTTTCCGGGGTCGCGAATGAATACGGCGTGACTCGTGGTGAGGGACACGTCGACATATGCCGAGCACTTGCGCGACTCGTGTTCGCCGAACGCTTGCAGCGCTGCGATTTCCGCCTCGCGCTTCGAAACGAAGTGAGTTTGCATCAGGTGATCCATGCATCGATCGATCAGCAACATGCGATCGCGTTCGAGGTGTTCGCCTTGATGTGCGGCGAGAAACGAGAGTGCAACGTAATGCAAAGACTTGTCGAAATTAATCATGGGTTGGTCCCTCAAGCTATTGCGCGCTCAGTCGGCGAGCAATTGAAGTTGTTTCATCACGCGTTCTTTGACGTGAGGCGAAAGCGGCAAACTGATTGCCTCGTTCGGCTTTGCACTCGGCGACAACGTGCGCACCGCTTCGAGCTGCGCGACGAACGTATGACCGCATGTGTAGTCAACGCAAACGAACACGATTTCACGCATCGTTGTCGACAGCTCGCGCGACGTTCTCGCGATAACTCGGCTTCGGCAGTGCGGACAGGCGAGAGTGATTCGCATGGTGTTTATTGCTCCGTTCGAGATAAGGAATCCGCCCCCGGCCTTAACCCTTCACGGCTAGTGAAACCCTTACCGGCTTCGTCTTTTTGCAGCACGGCGATATGTTTCCAGTCCAGCGAGATAGATAATTCGGGCCATCTGCGCTTCGCTGCGTCTATCGGCCAGCGCGAGCTTTTGCAGATCGTCGATTTCTTTGGCATTAAGCGGGATAGGCACCCGCTTCGCCGTCGATGGTTGAGTGTTCATTGTGGTCGTATGGTTTTCAGTTTGTAACAGGTTGTCGCTTAGTGTTACTAACTGTAATTATAGGCCTTACCGTTACCTAACGCACGTATCTTTTTGAAATTTTTAAACCGCGATATGAGTCAAAATAAGGCGCGTATTCAAGCCATCGTCGACAGAATGAAAGAGGTAGTCGGCGTTAAGGCCGATGTAGAACTAGCCGAGGCCATAGGCGCGTCGCGCAGTCAACCGGCTGTGTGGAAAATCCGGGACCGGATGCCGTTGGCTGAATGCGTTGCGCTCGCGGAAGAAAAAGGGGTGTCGCTCGATTGGTTGGTGCTCGGCAGAGGGTCGCCGGGGATCGAGGAACCCGAACTAACGTTGCACGGTGACAACATGCCAGTCCCTGACGATGCCTATATCGACATACCCGCGTATGACTTGGCGGGAATACCTGAATTAAGCGGAACGCCTCAGCTCACGATGCGCGTGCCTCGCGCGTGGCTAGAGTCAAGCGGTGCCGCGTTGCTTGAGGGCGTGATCGCTTTTCGGAATGCCGGCAATGTCATGTCACCGACAATCAATGATGGTGATGTTGTGATCGTCGATCGCACTGCGCGAGATATCGACGGTGTGTATGTCGTGCGGATCGGCGATAGCCTCCGCATACGCCGGGTGCAAAGGATGCACGCCGGCGCACTGCATCTAATGACGGATAACCCTACTTATGCCAACGAGATAATCGGCGACGATGAGGCCGAGGCCGTTGAGTTCATCGGGTATTGCTTCGGGCATTTGCGCTGCGTGCGCTAGTTTTCTTGCGAGCCGGCGCGGGCTTTTCAGCTTCTTTTTTCTCGGCTCGTTTGAGGGAGTTGTAAAGCGTTGGCTTGCTCACGCCGTAGCGCTTCGCGATGCTTGCCATCGAGATATCGGGGCCTTTCATCAGCACGCGTATTTCCCTGATAGCGGCA